CTTTTGCATGTCGTACAGAAACTCATTGCGAACATATGCCTCAAAGACAGGAATGTCTACGTTGATATAGCTCATGAGGATTTATTGAATAAGCTAAGAAACTTTCCAACTAGTCTCTTGATATTCCACCAAACCTCTCTCCAAAGTGATCGGTCATTTTTGATGAAATGACCCTTTTCATTTCTGCGTCTCTTTGTTTGCCACCATTTATTTTCCATCACAAACCACTCCTATATTGCCCGTCGCGACTCATATCTCTCTGACATTTATCCACGGGCTCTTGACATTACCAAAACAAACATATCTCGGTGTGAGGCTTATTTGTTGAGTAGACATGGGTTTGTCCATCAAGCCATTGTATGTATTTATCCAGCTTTTCGAGAGAACCCACGGACCTTCTCAAACTTGAGGGTGTTCTCGAATTTGTCCACCAAGTCTATCTTGTGGGAAATCACAAACACGTTTGTGTTCGGATTTTCGCGAACCTCGCCATTGAAATGCTCAGACTGCTTGAATAACAACTTTGCCATCACCTCATCTGCACCAATAGCATCCAACGAACCATCGAACACCTCATCCAAAATCAGAAGATTGGTGCTGACGCTGTTCTTGAGTTCTGCAATCTTTCTCCATGTGAACAGAAGAGCAAGGTCAATTCTCGCCTTCTCCCCCTCACTAAAAGAGGCATAGGTAAACTCGTCGAGATGGCGCGACTTGATGGTTTCGGTGAATGTCTCATCCAACTCAAACTTAACGTAGAAATCGAGATCCTGTAGATGCTGATTGATCTGACCGTTAATGACCGGCAGATAGTTCTGAATGATTTTTGATTTGATGCCCGAATCCTTTAACATCTCATAGGCAATGTCATAGGTCTTTTTCTGTTGTGTTAGGTCAAACTTCTCATCATTCATCATCAGAAGATTATCCTGCAATTCCTTGAGAACCTGTTCGCGATTATCCTCTGGTGAAGAATTGCGACTATTGATTTCAACGATCTCGTCGTGTAGAGTTTTGATTTGATCAGACTTGATGCGAATGCGATTCTGTCTTGTCGATATGTTATTCTCCACACCGTTCAATAAATCCTCCATCTTTGCAATAGCATCAACTTCTTTTGAAATGGTGTCTAATGTACCAGTCAACTGATCAATCGCAGTATCAATCTCTTTGCCTGTGCCAATTCGTTTGGAAAGAATATCGTCCCTAAACGCATCATCAATATTTTGCTGACATGTCGGACACGAAGCATTTTCTGTGTAGAACTTCTTGTCCTTCTCAATAGAACTTCGCCTTTTGTTCAAATCGCGAAAAACATTCCCTGTCTGCTTTTTCCTAACCTCAAGGGGAGATTTTCTTTTCTTCACGTCAGATTTTATTCGGAGAGAATTAACTCTTTCTTCAATGAGAATCTTGGTGTCATCATCTACCTCTATGTGAATTTCCTCGATCTGCTTGACCTTCTTTTCAATCTGACCTTGGCGCTCTTTGATTGATGTTTCAATGTTGTCCTGTTGGAGATTGATCTTTTCCTCATTGAGCAAGACTTGAGATTCATTGACACGAATAGAATCCTTCAATCGCGACATCTTGTCCCTCAACACCACGTTCATGTCCGAAAAGATTTCAATGTCCAAGACATCCTCAACAACCTTTCTTCGATCAGAGGGTGTCATGTTCATGAACGAGTCGTAACGAGAACCCAGAATAACAACTGAACAAAAAGACTTGTAGTTCATCTTGAGAATGGTATCCTCAAGGTTGTTCTGGAAATCCTTTACAGACGCATTCTTGTCTAATGGTTCACCATCCACTTCCACATCAAAAACATTCGGCTTGAGTCCACGTCGGATATGGTATTCCTTCTTTCCGACAGAGAACTCAAGCTCGACCATGCAATCCTTTTGGTTGATGGAGTTGACGAGAGCCGGTTTGTTGATGTTGCGGTATGCTTTACCAAACAAAGAGAATGTCAACGCATCAAGAAGGGTACTTTTTCCAGAACCATTCTTGCCGATGATGAGTGTGTTTCTCGTGTTATTCAGATCATATTCGGTAAAGGTGTTTCCTGTTGACAGGAAGTTTTTGTACTTGAGTTTGCGAAAAATAATCACGTTTCACCCCTATGATGAAATTGCTTCATTAAATAAATCACGCATGAGGTTCTTCACCTCATCCTTGTTGTCGTACTTGGTCTGATCGACATACTCGTTCAATACCTGAATCGTGCTTTTGCTTTCGATATGTTCAACTTCAACATCAGATGTATCCGCCGCGTCAGTATTGTCGATGATCTGCATATGCCAAGGATTGACAGACTCCAAATCCTGTATGAATTTGGAGTATTCATATTGATCATCAATGCTATTGATAATCACCTTGACTGCCTTGTTCTCAAGGCTGGACATATCGACACTACTAGAACCCTCATAGAATATCTTGTGGAACATCTTATGCGGATTTGAAACAAACTCAAGCTCATGTGTGTCTGTGTCAAGAATGTGAAAACCACGTTCTTCTTCACAGTCAATCCAAGTCTGTTCAAACGGGGAACCTAGATACCAAATGTTGTCTGAGTGTGACCGTTTGTGGAAGTGACCACTTAACGTCATATCAAACTTGCTGAACACCTTTCGACTCATCCCCTCTGTATTGACAAGACCTCTTGCCATTTCAAATCCCTCAAGGTTTAGATGACCAAGACAAATCTTAGCAGAAGTCTTTTCAATCTTCTCCATCGTCATGTCATGGTTTGATTCATTGATCCAAGGAACAAACAGAAGGGGATGCTCTACACCCGGATACCAAATTTCTTCTGGGTTTGAATACCATTGAAAAGCACCGTCGTACCATTGGGTTGGTGTCTCAAACAAACAGCTCATAGAGTTGATTTCATTGGTGTTTTTGAAAAATGTGTCGTGATTGCCTATAATCACCTTTAAATCGAACTCAGATGAAAGAGAATTCATCAGTGACCTGAACCCTTTTAGCGTTTTATAATTTATCCATTTTCGACGGTCTGTGATGTCTCCTAAGTGTATGATATTGCTGATGTTATTCTCTCTCAAATAAGGGATAAAAACGTCATACCAGAATTTATGCTGATATTTGGCAAAAGTGTCACTATCCCCCCTAACCCCAGCGTGTGTATCTGTGACAAGTGCGATTTTCATGCTTTTTCTCCATCCTCTATGAACTTGAGTCCTTTTTGAGCTTTAGCCTTCTTTGGTTTCTTCTGTTGACTCTTGATCACCTTCTTCTTCTCCATCGCCTCTTCATATGCTCCGATGAATTCGTTCATGTTATCGTATAGCTTGGCAAAACCAATGCTGGAAATATTTGTTAATTCGTCATTGGAAACACTGTCCAGAATCTGATCATTTTCAAGGGACTTGTATCTCACATACAACTGCTTCTTTTCCTTTTGGATGCGTCGAAGAAACGCATAGTAGATGATCTGCGTGAAATATGAAAATGGGTTCTTTGATTTCTCGGGATCAAAATTTCTGATGTATTGGATGCAATTCTCGATTCCATCAGAGATCATGTCGTCTCTAAATGCATAGTTGATGAAATTGGATTTGTAGGAAAGATGACTAGCAATCTTCCAAAAGATGGTTCCAATCTCGTCCGGTATTTGTGGTGTTGGATCTCCATTCTCTTCAGCATTGAGTAAAAGTTCACGATACCCAATCATGTGTTCTAAGAATTCTTTGTTGTCAACATAATGTTCCGGTCTTTTCTTGTTTACCATATCATCCCTTCAATTCTACATTGTATGTTTTGACCTTAAACTTTTCTGACTTGTATATTGCGTAACGCTCTTGGTAGTGTTTCAAAGAAAAGTTCTTGGTCTTTCTTCCATTACTCAAATCATCGACTATATCGTATAACGTAGCCTCCTCATCATCTACTCGTCGCAATGCGCGACCAATGCTTTGCAATGTTCTCACTCTGGATTTTCCGGGGTGAGTAAATATTACGTTATGCAATCGTTTGATGTTGATACCTTGCGAGTATACACCAGATGATGCAATAATGATAGCATTTTCTTCATTTTCTACTGTTTCACGAACACTTTCCCTTTCATCCAACCCTACTCCACCATGAACAAAAAAGCACTTTCTATCTTCATCCTTGGAATCTTTGATCTGACGGTACAATGGAACACCATGCTTTTCGACATAGTTAAACAACACGAGTGTGTTACCCTCTAAGCTAAGGACCAGATTTTTGATGAAGTTGTTGCGTGATTCGTTTGATATGAGGTAGTCAATCTCGTCTTGATACTTCAGACCAGACGAAACATTCTGCTGATGCTTCAAGACGATTGCCTTGACCGTGAAGTCTGCCAACACTTTCTTTTCAATCAGATCCTTGGTCTGTGTCACCTTTCGGACACCACCCAAAAGCCCTTCAATCACGAGTTTGTTAGTCAACGTTCCGTCCAACGTTCCGGTAGTACCAAATCGGTATGGGGTGTCAGTCATCTTGGTCATGATGTTAGTCAACGACTTTGCTTTGACACCATGACACTCATCCACGACAACAGTTCCAAACTGCTGAAAGAACTTCTTGGGCATCTTGTAAAGTGATTGCCATGTCGAAACCACAATCGGTTTATCTGTTTCTTTTTGGCGACCCGACATAATCTCGTGTATGTTTTGTTTGGAGTCGAAACCATAGTCGGCAAAGTCTTTTCTCATCTGAGCAACTAATGACGTTGAGGGTACAATGATCAAATGCTTACGATCATGCTGTTGCATATACCATCGCATCAAAAGGTAGATGATGAAACTCTTACCCGAACCCGTTGGTGACAACAACAGCATTCGTCTCTTGCGAACAGCAGAAACAAAGGCTTCTAGTTGATAGTCTCTTGGTTCAAAGGGAACACCTAATGTCGAGATGAATTCTTTGGCTTCGTTGACCGAGAAGTTTTCTTCTGCCTCTTGTTCAGAAGTCAAGATGTATTCACGTTCCTTGCAGAAAGTGCGAATGTGATCAATCAACCCAACGTAGATTGTTTGGTCTTTGTAGTTCAGGAGTCGGATCTTCCCATCCCATGCACCCATCTTGTATGATGGATGAAACTTTGCAGAGGGAACATCAAATGTGAAATAGTCGGACATCTCACGAATGATATATGGCTCAGAACTAACCCATAAGTATACGTCATCTTTTTTACTAACGACTACTGATTCCATATCAGATAGAACCACCCAAGAATTTTCGCAATTCAATAGCGTTCTTGATGTGCTGTGATCTCCACTTGATGTTGTCCATGATGGAAACGAGAAGTTGAACCTTTTCGTTCTGTTCGGAAATCTGAATCAAATGGTTCACCACAATCCGATCTCCGTCCACATACTTCGGAACATCTGATTTGAGAATGCGAACATCCAAAGGTTCCCAACCACGCTCATCCAAATCCTCTTGGCTCATACGTCCACTATAATAGTCCACCTTATCACGATGAAGAATCTTGTGGGTTTCTCGCATCTTTTGTAGCTGCCGACGTTCGTCAGTCAACAGTCGAACGTATTTAGAATGTAGGTTTGGGATCTTTAGACTCTCTTCATCAAGAGCAACATCGTCAATTTTGCTGTCTTCGCTCCACATCTGGTAGATGGCTTCAACTTCAGTCATTTCAATAAGATGGTTCATAGTTAAATAAAATCTCCACGGTTATTCAAGATGTGACAACCAGATACAGTTCTGGCATTACCCTATATTATAGCTCCCCAGAGGGTTTTGTCAAGCCCTAAGAGGAAACTTTTTCGTAAGAATACGAAAGATACCTAAAACTTGCCGTTGCTTTAATACCATCAACATCAGCAGAGGAAGAATCGAAGGAAACTTCACCAAGGCTGGTTGGAAAAAGGTCTTTAAATAAGATCCTATAATTAGGTTGCATATTAGAGTTCAATATACTGAGGGTGGCATCTGAATGTATTTGATTTGCTTTTTGGCTCTTATATTCATTATAATCATTTGGAAACCCAATACCCGTAATCCAATCAAAAAGTTCTCTCCAGTTATTCAAATCCTCATCCACAATGAAGGTAATTTCTAGTGGATCAAATGTGACATCGTTGCCGGGAAGCTGGGTTGGTTGTAGTGGTGTTGGGAAGTTGATTTCACCTAAAGACAAACCCGGAAGAGCAGCAGAGGTTAGATACCATGATGTATTCGGAAGATACTCGATCATGAACCGAAATCCAACAGGCGAGAGTAAATTGATGTTGCTTGGCTGGTTGAAAACTTTTTCTGGCATGACATACCTCCTCACCTATTTAGGAGATGTACAAAAAGAAATTGGGGAGCATCCCGAAGGACACTCCCCAATAATCTTACGGTTCAGTTACGTTAAGTATTAGGAAATACCGAAGAGGTTGTTGATCACAACACCTCGGTAATACTTGTTGGACGTATTCTGATTTCGCCCAGCCACACCCTGATCTGTAGCGAAAGGATTCACGCCAACACCGTAGCGAGTCTTGAATCCAATCTTGGGCTGGAAGGTGTTCTCACCAACCGCACGAACCATCTGGAGAGGAACGTATGGGCAGTAGAACATACCAGCATCAAACGGGCTAGTACCCTTATAACCAACAACGAGGAAGTCTGCATCCTCATGGGTATAGGGGTCAATGTAGACCTTGATGCCAGCACCCATTGTACCAGCGAATGTCGAACCCGTGTCGTCTACTGTGAGAGCGGCAGTCGGGTCAAGGACACCAGCGGTAGCAAAGGCAGAAGCAACATCCGAAGAGCAGATAATGAAGTTACCCTTTCCTCGACGAGTCTGCTTGGCAATCGTATTCGCCTCTGTCTCCACCTTGAAGACAAGGGACTTGAATCGCTCAACCATCCAGCGACCATCAAGCTGACCACCTAGAGGTGTGCCACCAGCATTCGCATGAGCGCCGCGCGCATCAACAACACCAGAGAATGTCGAAGTTGCATAGACCGAACGAACGATGTCTCGGTTGATCTCAGCATTGATCTCAGTCGTAAGGATGTTGGCAAGCTCCGTCTCAGCATCAAGACCATGAATAGCCTTGAGATCCTGAGCAAGCTCGACCGAGTATTCAGCCTTGAGCGCGCGAGTACGAGCCGTGACCGAAGTCTTGTCGATACTGAATGTCATGCTTGGGATTGGATTTCCGGCAGCATCACCAAATGCTTCAGCAGTTGCCGTAAGCGCACCCCTTGTTCCAGCCAGAATATCCTTGTTTGAGGAAATAGCTCGGAGGAATGTGTTGGGACCATTTGTATCAGATGTAGAACCAATAGTTCCAACACCAGCAGAAAATCCAGTATTTGCTTCACTAATGAAAGCGTTAGCACCATTGGTATTATTACTAATATCCGTACCATACTGTGGTCGCAGAGCAAAGATAAGACCCGTAGGACCAGACATGGGCTGAACACCCATGATGTCAAACGCGATCAGGTTCGGCGCAGTGCGTCGGACCAAACTGATGAGAACGGGATCAAAAGCAGCCATGCTTCCGGTTCCCGATTCTGGAGCCGCCTCACCAAGAAGTGATGCCGATCCTGTACCCTGCATTGATGCCTGCTCACGAAGAGAAGTCTCCTGAGCCTCAAGCATATGAGCCGTAACAACCTTGCGATAATGCTCTTTGATTGGCGGAAGATCCGCGTGATCAATGACTGGTTGCCACTTGTTGATTAAGTCTTCGTTCAACATTTGTGTTCTCCTTAAAAGTGTTTTGTCAAATTACTTAATTTGACAGATCCTAACTCTTATTTGTGTTATTAGTTCTCGACAATTGTTCGATTTAATGTGTCAACATAAGCAGACATCTGACGTGAAGTTGGTGCAGCCTCTTCATGAAGACTATCTTCAAGAATTTCAGCAGCTTCATCAATTACAACAGATTTGCTCGCAGTGCGCCCAGAAAAATAACTTTCCTTGACAACGTTCAAAGCATCCTTATACTGATCAGAATCTTCAAAGATGATTCCTTCAGAAAGTCCCTTCAGCTTCTCAGCTTCCATGACCGTCAATCCTCCAGAAACCTCAATGACAGCATCTTCCTTTTCGTACTGTTGAACTGTAGAAGAAAGCTCGATGTTAGTTTCAATGGATTCGTTCAACTTGCTTTCAAGTTCATCAACACGATCAGCTAGGGAATCAACAACATCAACCTTTTCCTCTGGAATGTCAACATAGTGATCCTCAAAGAGCTGCTTGAGTCCACCAATGAAATCTTCTGTGATCTCTGTCTTGATGCCATGCTCAATAGCAAGTTCATTGTCACTGACCCACTGCTCGACAACATAACTTAAATAGTTATCAACCTTGTCAGTAAGAGTTTCGGTAAGATCTTTTACCATCTCATCAAGTCTTGCATTGAACGTCTCTTCGACGGTTTCAATCTCAGAATTGATTTTGGAAACAACAGCAGCCTCAAAAACAGTCTTGACCTGAGTCTTGAACTCTTCCGAAAGATCCTCAGAATCCTGACCAAAGATAGCGACAAGATCCTCAGAGATGTCTAGGTCTTCGGCAGTAATTGGATCACGCTGTGTGATAACAGGAGCAACACGATCCTCTGCTGCTTCTTCGTCATCACCAGCAGACTCACCAAGAAGTGTGTCCATCAGTTTGGCGTAAGAACCGGCGAGTTTGCTCGAATCCGTTCCCTTGAGAGTCTCAAAGATGTGGCGAATCATTTCCTGCTTTGTCTCAGGAACAAAGGACTCTTCCATATCTTCTTCGTCATCGTCCTCTTC